AGTACGGAATTTGATAACCGGGTGGATCTCAAAAATGAGTTATTCGTAATGAGACAGGAAGTCGACTTAATTAAGTTCGCTAAAGGTATTAATCAAGATGGGTTCGTGGATAGAATTAAGAAACTTGAGGATGGGGCTTTGAAGACTCTATATCGACTTAACAAGATTGAGAGTGACGAAGATATTGTCCGTAAAGAATTCTTATTTGGCAAACTAAGAGATACCGACCGTAGAATTGTTAAAGTCGAGGATGAGCTAAAGAAATGGATGGGTGTTAGCGATGGTTCAGAGAAAAGATAGTTATATTCCTGAGTTCTACACAGAGTATCGGTACGACAAACCTATATTACTTAAAGGTAGTATGAAGGGAATCACTGTTAACGGATTTGATCATGAAGATTTTAGACGCAAATCTATAGATACGAACATATATTTTCAAGATACCGACGTTTGTAAATTGATTAGGGAGATTGTTCGTCGAGAAGAGAAATTAAGGAGGGCTGATAAGAATGAAAGAAATGATAGCACTAGTGGCGATAATTAGTTTTTGGGGCGTATGGTCTTGGGGGCTTGGTTACTTATATGATAAGTATCTAGAGTCAAAAGACTAGTGTAAAGGGAGCTCAGTATGGACGGCAAGGAGGTGTTTATATTGTCCAATTACGAGCGTTTTAGTTATAAAGGGTGTTTATGTATCCTTAAGCGTACAGACGGCCTTCTAAACGGCTATATCGGCTTTAAACAGGAAGTTATCAATGGTGTGGATGCTAAAACTATATTAGATAGAGTCGATTGGGTAGGAGGACCGTTAGCTGTACTATATGATGCAACTAGAAACGAGCTGGAAGAACGTGATTTCAGTGCTTATCGAGTATATCGATACGTATTTAGCTTCGCTGATACTATTATAAATCGTCAAGAATTACGTGGAATTCTCTGTACGACGGTTGATAGTGTGTTAAAAACATTAAAAAATGATTAAAATTTATGAAAGAATCGGGATAGAGAGACTGTCTGGACGGCTTATTAGTGATCGAAAATGGTCACTTTTAGGCTGTTCGGACGGATTTTGTGGCCACTTTTGTTTTTGGGATTTGGCCATTTGGCCACTTTTATTTGTCCAAAGAGGTAAAAATTCACAAAAAAATCACAATTATTTGGCCAGATTTGGCCATTTGGCCACTTTCTGCCCACTTTCAAAACTGGATTTGGCCACGCAAAAACGTTGATTTGACGCGGTTTCTGAGGGTTCGTGGCCACTTTCCCACTTTTTTTATAATATTTGCTATAAATTAAAAATTTTTAAATATATATAAAACTTCGAAAAAATTTGGCCATTTGGCCACAAGTAGGATTTTTGGGGTTTTGAGGGCTGAATTCGGAAATTTTCCTAAATTGGACAGCCTCGCAGGATTTACAATCCCTTTTATGAGAGAGAAGATAAAAAGGCCGAATTGCGAAAGCAACGGTTTCTCTTTTTGTTTTCCTTTTGTACAAATAGCAGGGAGCTATATTTAAAATTAGAAAGGAGTAAGCGGAATGGCACTTGAAAGTGATTTCCAATCAGGACTAATCTCAGATATTAAGAAGATGTATCCAGATTGTATGGTCCTTAAGAACGATCCGAATTATATTCAGGGAGTTCCAGACTTGTCGATATTCTTTCCAGATGGTCGATGGGCAATGATCGAATGTAAGAAAAGTAAGAACGCAAAGAGACAACCCAATCAACCATATTATGTAAAGATGTTAGACGAGATGGGATTTGCGAGATTCGCTCACCCAGAAAATAAGGAGGAAGTTTTACATGATCTTCAACAATCATTCAAACCTAGCCGGTCAGCACGCATTTCTAGGAGCAAGTAAATATCATTGGTTGAATTATACTGATGAGAAACTGGCCGACACTTATATTAGACAACAAGCAACTCAGCGAGGAACTATATTACATGACTTCGCTGCTCAATGTATTACACTAGGACAGAAATTACCTCGCTCTACTAAGACATTGAATATGTATGTGAATGATGCTATTGGTTTTAAATTGACACCAGAGCAAGTTCTATATTATTCGCCAAACTGTTTTGGTACAGCAGATGCTATTTCTTTCAAAGACAAGTTTCTAAGAATTCACGATTTGAAGACTGGTGTTATTCCAGCCCATGTCGAACAATTAGAAATCTATACAGCTTTATTCTGTTTAGAATATAAAGTCAAACCACAAGACATTGGAATGGAGTTACGACTCTACCAAAACAACGAAGTGGTCACTCATAATCCTGACCCTGAAAAGATTCACGATATTATGCAGAAGATTGTTCACTTCGACAACATTATTGAAAATATAAAAGAAGAGGAGGTTTAGTAGATGATTGATATTGATATCATGAATGAATATTTTGATGATTCGTATGATTCGGATGACGATTTATTACACTATGGTATGCCGAAGCGTTCGGGCCGATATCCTTATGGTTCTGGTAAAGACCCACATCAACACACTAAGGATTTCTTAGGTCGTGTAGAAGAGCTCCATAAGCAAGGACACAGCGAGACTGAAATCGCTACTGCCCTAGGCATATCTACTGGACAACTTCGTAAACAGAAATCAGCAGCTAAAGCTGAACAAAGAGCTATACTAGCTAAGACTGCTCAGAGTCTACGAGACAAAGGATATTCTCTTCAGGAGATTACTGCTAAGATGGGTTATAAAAATGATTCATCTATTCGTAACTTATTAGATGCGGATATTCAAGAGCGAGCTAGTAAAGCTAGAAACACTGCCAACTTCTTAAAAGAAAGAGTTAAAGAGGATGGAATGATTGATGTTAGTAAAGGTGTTGAGAGATATTTAGGAGTATCGAAAGAGAAACTTCAACAATCTCTTGAGCTTTTAAAGCAAGAAGGCTACGAAGTATATAATCGTAAACTCGAACAAGTTACCAACAAAGGTAAATTTACTACTATGACAGTCCTATGTCCTCCTGGAACAGAATATAAAGAAGTATATAAGACTGAGAATATTAATGGTATCGAGAAATTCACATCTCACGATGGCGGACAAACATTCGATACTATGCAATATCCTGCAAGTATGGACTCTAAGCGACTAGCAATTAGATATGCTGAAGATGGAGGTATTCATAAAGATGGTGTCGTGGAAATTCGTCGTAATGTTCCTGATTTATCTTTAGGTAACTCACACTATGCTCAGGTTCGTATATTAGTAGATGGCAATAAATATATTAAGGGAATGGCTATGTATTCTGATGACCTACCACCAGGAGTCGATGTTATGTTTAACACGAACAAGAGTAAGAAGGTATCTAAATTAGATGTTCTTAAGAATACCGAAAATAACCCATTCGACCCAAACAATCCATTCGGTTCGCTTATTAAGGCTAATGGCCAGTCATATTACACTGACAAAGATGGTAAACGAAAGTTATCTTTAATCAATAAACGTTCTGAAGAAGGGGATTGGGATGCTTGGTCTAAGAATTTACCATCTCAATTTCTAGCAAAACAGAATAAAGAATTAATCGATAAGCAACTTAAGCTTACCGAGAGAGACCGATATGCTGAGTTCGACGAAATTATGTCGTTAACTAACCCAACTGTTAAGCGACATTTATTAGATAAGTTCGCATCTGGTTGTGACACCGCTGCTTCGCATTTAAAAGTAGCCCCACTACCACGACAAAGATATCAAGTTATATTACCAATCACTAGTTTGAAGGATAACGAAATCTATGCGCCTAACTTTAAAAATGGAGAGAAGGTTGCTTTAGTTCGTTTTCCACATGGTGGTATATTTGAAATCCCAGTACTGACAGTAAATAACAAACACCCTAAAGCTAAAAGTATATTAGGTAATGCTTTGGATGCTGTTGGTATTAACAGTAAGATTGCGGAACAGTTATCTGGTGCTGACTTCGATGGTGACACTGCATTAGTTATTCCTACTAACCATAAGGTTAAGATATCTAGCGATAAACCATTGCGAGGATTGGTAGGCTTTGATCCTAAAGATAAATATCCATATCGTGAAGGTATGAAGTTGATGACTAAAAATGCAACTCAAAACCAAATGGGTATGGTTTCTAACCTTATTACAGATATGACAGCTAAAGGTGCGACCGAAGATGAACTAGCTAGAGCTGTTCGACATTCAATGGTTGTTATCGATGCTGCTAAACATAAGTTAGATTATAAACAAAGTGAGATTGATAATAATATTGCAGGTCTTAAAAAGAAATATCAGTACCGAGTTGATGAGAATGGTAAAGTATCTACTGGTGCATCTACCTTATTCTCTAGATCTAATGCTGATGTTCGTGTACCTAAGACTAAGGGTAGTCGTATTATTAATCCAGACACCGGGGAGGTATCTTATAAAATAGACCCCGATGCATATTATACAGACAAGAAAGGTAAGGAGAGGGTCCGTACTAAAATAAGTACCGCCATGATGGAAACCCCCGATGCTTACACTTTGGTCTCTAATTCAAACAATGTTAAAGAGAAAGCTTATGCAGACTATGCTAACAAGATGAAAGCCTTAGCTAATAGGGCCCGTAAAGAGATGTTAGCTACCCCTCGTCTTAAATACAGTAAGCAGGCGGAGTCTACATACTCTAATGAGGTGGCCTCTCTTAATGCTAAGTTAGCCCTAGCTGAAAAGAATGCTCCTAAAGAGCGACTTGCTCAAGCTATTGCTAACACTAATGTCCAAGCTAAGTTAGAGTTCGACAAAGACATCACTAAGTCAGAAGAGAAGAAGATTAGACAGCAAGCGATTACTATTGCTCGTGCTCAAGTCGGAGCCCAACGACATCCAATTGACATCACTCCTCGTGAATGGGAAGCGATTCAAGCCGGTGCTATCTCTGATACGAAACTAACTAAGATGCTTAACAACTCAAACATTGACAAGATTCGTGAGTATGCAACACCAAGAACTAGCAAACAGCTATCACCTGCTAAGGTTAGCAAGATGTCAGCAATGCGTTCGTCTGGTTACACAACAGATGAGATTGCTTCAGCTCTTGGAGTTTCAGCATCGACAGTCATCAAGTACATCAAACAGAATTAGAAAGGAGAACTTTGAATGGCTAAATGTGCAATCACAACAATCGATAATCCTTATGATCCATTTGAACAGTTCGCTGATTGGTTCGCGTTTGATGAAGAGAAAGGTTATCACACAAGTTCGTACTTAAATCGTATAGCAAGAACTTCTGATGCTTTGACTGATGAAGAGAATGAAGCTGAGATTGAACGAGCAATCGACGAAATTATCGTTGTTGATCCATTAAATATATATAAGAAAGTAAAAATGGACGATGAAGGGTAATTCGAAACCCCGGGGGGGGGTCTCAAAATTTGCACCCCCTCCTGCATCGCCGCGCTACTAAAAATTTCTCCGGGGGGACTTTTTTGGGAGACAATCCGCTTTTCCATGGGTCCCACTCGGTAATATTTTACAGGTTTTCTGTAAAGTGTTCATTAAGGCTACACTGGTTGGTATGTTTTTTACCTAAATTAGCTCCCAAAGCAACATAATCCACCTTTATTAGTCTCCTAGATTTGTAAGAAACCAAATCTCCTTTCGCATTTTTGGCATTCCTTCTAGTGTAGCCCTAATGAGCACTTTACGAAACTATATTCAAAGTCTATCAATAGTAACAGAAAGGAGGACTAATGATGGCTAAGACCAATTCGAAACTTACTGAAAGGAAGTCAAGACCAGCATTGACTCCTGAAGCGAGAGAGAACCAGATGATTGCTCTAGCAGTCGACCTTGCCGAACAACAACTAAGGGATGGTTCAGCGTCCTCGCAAGTTATTACTCATTACTTGAAACTAGCTTCGACTAAAGAACGGATAGAGAAAGAAATTCTTATGAAGCAGAAAGAGCTCATCACAGCTAAAACAGAGTCTCTTAAATCTGCTAAGAAAGTTGAAGAGCTTTATGCTAGCGCGCTGGATGCTATGCGTGAATACGGTGGAGGTGGTCACTAGTGACTATTAGACGATATTCCGAGCTCATCAAACTACCGACTTTCGAAGAGCGTTTTCGATACCTCAAACTTAACGGTGTCGTAGCTCACTCCACATTCGGAGGAAATCGGTACCTAAACCAAGAGTTCTATAAATCTGCAAACTGGCTTGAAGTCAGAGATTACGTTATTGTTCGTGACAACGGATTCGACTTAGGTGTAGAGTTCGACGATTACCGGATTCCCGGAACTATAATCGTACACCACATGAACCCAATCACGATTGACGACATAATCAACCAGACAGAATTTTTATTGAACCCAGACTACCTCATTTCTGTAAGTCTGAGAACCCACAATGGGATTCACTACGGAGATGAGAGTATTCTAAAACCAGCGTTCGTTGAGCGCAAACCATGGGACACATGTCCATGGAAACAACAAGGAGGAATGTAAATGGCAACAGTTTATGAAATGAATGCAAGTGCTGAGTACTTAGCAGACAATGGTATCGGAGCTGACCACGATGGTTACTTCGGTTCTCAATGCGTAGACTTAATCAACTACTTACTATACAAACACTTCGGTGTTGAACTAGGCGGTAATGCTATCGACCTATTAGACGCAGCTGCAAACGCTGGATTAAACGTAGTGTATGACGCTCCAGGACTTGCGCCACAAGCAGGAGCATTTTTCGTAATGGAAACTTACGCACACCCTTATGGTCACACTGGTTACGTATACCAAGATTCAGACGGGTACACTCTAAAGACTATTGAGCAAAACGTTGACGGCAACGCTGACTACTTAGAAAACGGTGGACCAGCTCGATACTGCACTCGTAACTTCCAAGAGTCTTGGGGTAAAGTCATTGGATGGTTCTACCCAAACTATGACGAGTCTACTCAAAATACACAAGTTCAAGAACAAGTGTCAGAGCCTGCTGAAGGTAAACTTAAAGACGAAGATGGAACTATGGCTGTTACAGTATCTGCTGTAAATGTACGTACAGCTCCATCAACATCAGCTGAAGTAGTTGCAGTGTATGATGAAGGGGAAGAATTCCGCTATGACTCAGTATATTCTGCTGAAGGATACATCTGGGTATCATACATTGGACAATCAGGTGAGCGTCGCTACGTAGCTGCCGGAGTTGCTAACTCTAGCGGTAATGCAAACGTAGAACCTTACGGAACTTTCTACTAGGATGTGATTAAGGATGGTAAATCAAAATACAAATAGCATTCTAGACTCAACCAAGAAACTATTAAGTATTCCGTTGGAGAGTGACTACTTTGACCATGACGTTCTAACGTACATCAACTCAGCATTCTCCACACTGAAACAACTCGGTGCTAAGATTCCATCCGATTTCTACGTATCAGATTCGACTTCTACTTGGGATGATATTGGGGGTAATCCTGACGTCATCCCTCACATTAGAAGTTATGTATACTTGAAAGTTAGGATGATATTCGACCCACCTACTGGTGGAGTTAAAGAAGCCTACGACAACCAAATCAAGGAACTCGAGTGGCGTATTAATTCCGAAGACGACATTCACAACAAAGGTGACGACCCTATATCTGGACCTAAAGTTGTTGAAGGACCTCCAGGACCAGCCGGACCTCAGGGTATTCCAGGGGAACGTGGACCAATGGGACCCCCAGGACCAGCCGGACCTAAAGGCGATAAAGGTAATGATGGTCGCGACGGACAAACTGGACCTATGGGACTCCAAGGATTACAAGGTATTCCAGGGGAACGAGGACCAAAAGGTGAAGATGGATTACCTGGCGCTACTGGACCACAGGGCTTACAAGGACCTC